TACACTTCTGGCACTCCTTAACATTAACTAAACAAGGAAAACAACATGGCAACTCATACTGGTTCAGAAGGAACGATTAAAGTTAGTTCTACAACTGTAGGCGAACTTAGAAGTTACTCTTTAGAACAAACTGCTGACACTATTGAAGATACTTCAATGGGAGATAGCACAAGAACTTATAAAAGTGCTTTAAAAGGTTGGTCTGGTTCTGCGTCATTATTTTTTGATGAAGCTGATGCTGGTCAATTACTTTTAGTTTTAGGAACTGAAATAGCACTTAAAGTTTACCCTGAAGGTGCTTCATCTGGTGATAAATATTACTATGGTCAAGCAATTATTACTGGTAGCAATATATCTGCATCTTTTGATGGAATGGTAGAAGCTGAAGTAACATTTACTGGAACAGGTGTATTAACACTTGGAACTGCGTAATTAATTATTAATTAGAAAAGGAAGATATGAACGTAATAGATAGAGTGAAGGCACATTTTGAACAACAAGGTGTTAAAAAAATTGAGGTTGCTGAGTGGGGCGAGGAAGGCAAACCTTTAACAATATACTGCACACCATTTTCATTAGGAGAAAAAAGAAACCTATTTAAAGGTGCTAGAAATGATGACATAGCTGTTTTAGTAGATGCTATTGTTTTAAAAGCTAGAGATGGTGAAGGTAATAAAATATTTAAGCTAGATGACAAGCAAACATTATTGAATAATGCTGACCCAAATGTTATAGCTAGAGTAGCAACAGAAATGTTGAATGGCATTTCTTACGAGGAAGCTGAAAAAAAGTAAGAGGTGATGTAGAGCTTTATTCTATACTTGCTCTAGCTCACGAGTTAAAAAAAAGTGTAGAAGAAATTAGTCTTTTAACACAAGACGAGTTTTATTATTGGATTGCATATTTTAAGGTGAAGGCAGAAAAAGAAAAATTACATGGTAGACAACAAGATAGACATTCGCCTAAACGCAATAGATAATACTAAAAGAGCATTTGACGATCTTAACAAGAATTTAAAAGAAACAAATAATACCACACAAAAAGTTAGCACAAGTTTTCTTACTCTTAAAAATGCAGTATTAGCATTTGCTACTGGTGCTACACTTAGAGCAATTATAAATACAACTGCTTCATTTGAAAACCTAAGAACTACATTAAAGTTTGTTACTGGTTCAATAGAAAGTGGTAACAATGCTTTTCAACTATTACAAAATTTATCATTAAGATCAAAGTTTAGTGTAGAACAATTATCAGATGCTTTTGTTGCACTATATTCATCTGGCATAAATCCTACTGAAGAATTATTAACTACATTTATTAATACTGCTTCTGTATTTGGAAATGAAATAGATACATTAAACGACTTAACAAGATTATTTGCAAAAGGAACACAAGGTGGACTTGGTTTGCAATCTTTAAATCAATTAGCTGGTAAAGGTATTCCAGTATTTGATATTTTAGAACAAAAACTTGGAGTTACAAAAGATACTTTGGCTAAGTTTGCTGAAGGTGCTGGTAACTCTGAAAAGATATTAAAAGCTTTACAAGAAGGATTATCTGAGACATTTGCTGGTGCTAATGAAGCTAGAGTAAACAATTTATCTACTGCTATATCATCTTTAGGTAGAGAGTTTTTAAAAGCATTTGAAACACTATCAGGTGGTGGTGGATTTAACAGAGCATTAATAGATTTAATAAACAGTCTTAAAGAATTATTATCAACATTAAACCCATTAATAAAAGCATTAGGAAAAGTATTCTCTTTTATTGCTGATTCATTAACTGGTGCTTTCCAATTCTTAAATGATACAATCAAAGATACAATTAGCTTATACAATAAGTTAGTTGATTTCTTAGGATTAGACAAAACAGTTAAGATAGAAATTACTAGGGGTCAATTAGAACAAGGTGCTATAACACCACCTACATCTAGAAAAGCAGATACATCTTTTTTTGGATTACTAAACAAAGAACTAAGAGAAGCACAACTTACATTTAAAACCATTGAAGAAACATTATCTAAGGGTGTTGTAGAAGGAATCAAAGGTGTTTCTAGAGGTATTGCAGAAGCAATAGTTCTTGGTAAATCTTTAAACCAATCTTTTAGAGAATTAGCACAAAAGATTTTAGTTCAAGTTATTGAAAGACTAATTGAAGAACAATTAATCAAACTATCTTTATTTGCATTAGATAGATTAAGAAAAGCTTTAGAAGAAGATAAAACAAGAGAAATACAAAAACAAAACAATTTATTATTAACTCAATTAGGTTACCAATCTACATTAGCTTCATTAAATACCTCAGGTTCTTCTGGTGGTGGGAATGGTTTTGGACTAGGAGATTTGATTAGCATAGGTTCTAGTATATTTGGTGGCTTTGCTGAAGGTGGTACTGTTAAAGGTGGACAACCTATTACAGTTGGAGAAAGAGGTAGAGAATTATTTGTACCAAATACAAATGGAACTATTGTACCTAATCAAGATTTAGGAGTTGGTGGTAACAATTATAACTTCACTATTGTTGCAACAGATGTAAGAGGTGTAAAAGATTTGCTATTAAATAACAGATCAACTATTGTAAATATTATGAACCAAGCTTTAAATGCGAAAGGAAAATCTAGTTTAGTATAATGAGTGGTACTTTTCCTTCAACACCTACAACAAGATCAGTTTCAATAAGTTCACAACAAAATACTATTGTTTCAACAACTGTTTCTGGGAGACGTCAAGCAAGACAAATTGATGGACAAAGATTTAAACTAACTCTTTTATTTCCAGTAATGACTAGAAGTGAGTTTGCACCGATACTTGCTTTTATAATGAAACAAAGATCACAATTAGAATCATTTCAATACACACCTGCTACTATGGCTTCAACTAATGGAGTTGCCACAGGAGTTATATCTGTTGCTGGTGCTGTAAGTTCTGGTGCTACTTCATGCACAATAGATGGTATGGCAAATAGCACAACTGGTGTACTTAAAGCTGGAGACTTTTTTAGATTTACTGGACAAGCAAAAGTTTATATGTGCGTAGCTGATGTATCATCTAATGGTTCTGGTGCAGGAACATTAACATTTGAACCACCATTAAGATCTAACGTAGCTGATAATGCAGTATTAATTTATTCTAATGTAGATTTTACAGTTGGACTTACAAACGATATTCAAGAATTTAGAGTAGGCACAGAAAACTATTTCCAATACGAAGTTGATCTTATAGAGGTATTGTAATGCCTAGATCACTCAATGCTTCTTTAATTTCAGAATTAGCAACTAATAAACTTAATCCAGTAGAATTAGTTTACTTAGGAGTTAGCACAGGTTCATATTACACAGATCATTACAAAAGCATAACATTTGATGGCAATACTTATAATGCTTCATCTTTATTTTTAGGAAGTTCAGAATCATCAGAATCTTCAGAGGTATCTGTAAGTAATTTAGTAGTTAAATTTGGTGGTGCAGATCAAACAATAATCTCTTTATTTCTTAACAATGAATATATGGATAAGAGAGCATGGGTATATAGAGGTTTCTTAGATGAGAACCAAGCACTTGTTAATTATCCATTTCTTTTATTTGATGGAAGAATAGAAAATCTAAGCATTGAAGAAGATGAAACTAATTCTGTTGTAAGCATTTCTATTGCTTCACATTGGGCAGATTTTGATAAAACTAAAGGAAGAAAAACTAATACTAACTCTCAAGCATTACATTTCCCAACTGACGTAGGTTTTGATTATGCTTCACAAACTGCAAAGGATATTAAATGGGGCAAGGCATAACTGATTTATATAAAATTATACATCTGTATAGGCAATTCCCAAGATACGATAAAATGAAATATCAAGATTTAGTAAATGCAATATTACCTTCTTTTAATTTAGAACAATACCAACTTCATCAAGTTAATGGAGAAGTTGTAGGTTTTACTAACTGGGCATTTTTATCAGATGAAGTAGAAAAAAGATTTATGACAACAGGAAAGCTAAAAGCTAACGAATGGAAGTCAGGTAATAATATTTGGCATATTGAAACAGTTGCTAAAAGTCATTTAAGAGAGATTATGAATTGGACTAAAGAATACTTTAGAAATTTATTAGAAGTAGATCAACCTTTAAAATGGTTACGAATATCTGATGACTCAACTATTTATAGACGATCTATGAAGTTTAAAAGGGAGTTTCATATCTAATGGGATTTGACCCAATCACATCAGCAGTCGTTCAATTAGTTGTTACAACAGCTATATCTTGGGTATTAAAACCTGAACCACCAAAAAGAAATGTTCAGCAACAAGAAACTGCACAAGGAATATTAGTTAATAAAGCTTCTAACAATACAGCTATCCCAGTTGTATATGGTCAAAGACAAGTTGGTATTTCAAGAGTATTTGTAGAATCTTCTGGCACAGATAATAACTATCTATACATGGCAGGAGTTCTTTGTGAAGGTGGTGGAAATGGAATTGAATCAGTAGATGAAATTTATATTAATGATAAACTTGTTACTTGGTCAGGTTCATTAACAGATGGAACACTAAGAACAGTAAATAGTTCAGATACTAATTATTATAAAGATGGTGCTAGTTTAATATCAGTACAAGCATTTTATGGATTAGATAATCAATCTGTATCTTCAATATTAGATGAATCAACTAACTGGGGAAGTAATCATAAATTATCTGGTGTTGCTTATCTTGCATTTAAGTTTACTTGGAATCAAGATGCTTTTAACTCTTTACCAGAAGTAAAAGTAGTTCTTAAAGGTAAAAAGATATACGACCCAAGATTAGATTCTACTAAAGGTGGTTCTGGTTCGCATAGACAAGATACTGCTTCTACTTGGACTTACTCTAATAACTCATCTTTAGTTCTTTTAGATTATTTAAGAAATGCTAGATACGGAAAAGCTTTACCAAATACTGCATTTGAAACTAATTACGATTCATTTAAAAGTTCAGCAGATCTTTGCGATACACAAGTAACTCCTTATTCAGGTGGAACAGATATAGACTTATTCCAAACTAATATAGTTTTAGACACAGAACAAAAGCTTATAGATAATGTAAGAGAATTATTAAATCCAATGAGAGCAATATTTACCTACACGCAAGGTAAGTATTTTTTAATCATTGAGAATACTGGAAGTTCACAATTAAGTTTAAATTCAAATAATATTATTGGTGGTATTAAAATATTTGGTGAAAAGAAAAACTCTAAATTCAATAGAGTTATAGGAACATTTGTTAATCCTAGTAAAGAATGGCAAGAAGATACAATTACATTCCCACCTGCTGATGATTCTGGTTTACCTTCTTCAGATCAATACGCAACTTTATTAGCTGAAGATAATGGAACTAATTTAGAAGGTAACTTTACATTTCAAGGAATTACTAATCCTTATCAAGCTGAAGAACTTTGTGAAATCATCTTAAAGAGATCAAGAAATGCTTTAGCAGTAGAAGTTATGGTTACTTCAGAAGCACTTAATTTAACTATTGGAGATTTAGTTGATCTTACTTACACAACTGGTGGATTTAGTTCTAAGTTATTTAGAGTTTATGGTTTAACAATTAATACAGATTCAAGTGTATCATTAAAGCTTATTGAACATCAAGATAACTTCTATACTTGGTCTGAGAAAGCAGAAGCACCTACTATTGCTGACACAACATTACCAAATCCTAATTTAGTACAAGCACCAGCTTCAGTTACTCTTAGCGATCAACTAATTCTTTATAGTGATGGAGTTGTTATAACCTGTTTAGACGTAACAATAGGTGCATCACCAGATAGCTTTGTAGATTACTACCAAGTAGAATATAAACTAAGCACAGATACAGACTACATTATTGCTGGACAAGGTTCTGGTTTAACTCAAAGAATATTAAACGTAAAAGATGGATTTACTTATAATGTAAGAGTAAAAGCATTTAATACATTAGGAGTTGGTTCTACATATACATCTGCAACAAGAACTATCATTGGTGGAATTGCACCACCTTCTGATGTAACAGATTTTTCTTGTAATATTATTGGTGGAGATGCACATTTATCTTGGCAACAAATAGCAGACTTAGATTTAGCACATTATCAAATTAGATATTCTACATTAACAACTGGTGCTTCTTGGGCTAACTCAGTTTCTTTAGTTGAAAAGGTTGCAAGACCAGCTACTTCAGTTACAGTTCCAGCAAGAGTAGGTTCATATCTTATAAAAGCAGTAGATAAAAATGGTAACTATTCTTCTAACGAAACAATTATTGCAACCAATGTATCAACAATAGGAAACTTTAATGCCATTGTAACACAAACAGAATCACCAACATTTTCAGGGACTAAAAATCAAACAGTTGTTTCTGATGGTACTTTAAGATTAGATTCATCAGAATTATTTGATAGTGCAACTGGTAATTTTGATTCAGGAACTTCTTTTTTTGATTCTGGTGTTACGTCTTATGATCTATACGCAGAAGGTAACTATGTATTTGCAAATCCAATAGACATAGGTGGTGTTTATACTTCAAGAGTAACTGCTTCTATTACACAAACTTCAGATAACTTAGATGATCTATTTGATTTAAGAACTGGCGATTTTGATGACGCAGGTTCTAACTTTGATGGAGACACTCCAGCTAATTGTAATGCACATTTAGAAATAGCATTATCAAATGATAACATAACTTATACTGATTTTAGAAACTTTGTCGTTGGAGATTACACAGCAAGATATTACAAGTTTAGAGTATTTTTAAGATCATTTGACTTAGCATCTACTCCAGTTATTAGTGCTTTATCAGTAAGTATTGATATGCCAGATAGAATATTTAGTGGAAATGATATTAGTTCTGGTGCTGGTACTTACACAGTAACATTTACAAATCCATTTTATTCTGTTAACTATGCTGTTGGTATTACTGCACAAGGATTAGCTACTGGCGATTTCTTTTTATTGAGCAACAAAACTATAAATGGTTTTGATTTGGCTTTCAAAAATAGTGGTGGTACTGGAATAAGTAAAACTTTTGATTATATTGCAAAAGGTTATTAACTAAGATATTAGGTAGATTATGGCACAACACGATTATAATATAGCGAATCAAGGTTTCCCAGCTTTTAGAAGCGATCTTAATAATGCGTTATCAGCAATTCAAACAACAAATTCAGGAACATCAAGACCAACTGGTGCAGTAGCTGGTCAGCTTTGGTTAGATACAACTTCTCCAACTACACCTACATTAAAATATTATGATGGTGCTGACGATATATCTTTAGCAACTATTGACCATTCTGCTAACACAGTAAATTGGCTAGATTCAACAGTATCAATTACTGGACTATCAACAACTGCAACAGGAACAGTTTTAACACTTTCAGATTCAGCTTCTACATCAACAGTAAATTTAATTATAGACAATCAAAAAGAAATTCGTTTTAGAGAAACAACAGCTAATGGAACTAACTATGTAGCATTAAAAGCACCAGCTAGTGTTAGTGCTGACTTAACATTTACACTTCCTGCAACTGATGGGACTGCTGGACAAGTATTAACAACAAATGGTTCAGGTGTATTATCATTCGCAACTCCTTCTTCTGGTATTGCTTGGCAATCTTCAGTTAAAACTTCTGGTTTTACTGCTGTTGCTGGAGAAGGATATTTTTGCAATACTACTTCGGCAGGATTTACAGTAACCTTACCTGCAACACCAACTGCTGGACAACAAGTAGCAATAGTAGATTATGCAGGAACTTTTGATACTAATGCACTTATAATTTCTCCCAATTCAAATAAGATAGAAGGTGGAACAGATAACTTACAATTATCTGGTGAAAGAGAAGGAGTAACATTAGTTTATATAGACGCAACACAAGGTTGGTTAGCAACATCAGGAATTAATGAAGGAACAGATGCTTTATCAGCAGTACCTTATTCAGTAGATTTTTTAGTAGTAGCTGGTGGTGGAGGTGCTGGAGGAAATTCTACTGATTCTTATTCTGGAGGTGGAGGTGGAGCAGGAGGATATAGAAATTCATATTTAACAGAAACTTCAGGTGGTGGTGGAAGTAGTGAAGCAAGTTTAGGATTTAATATAGGAACAGTTTATACAATTACAGTTGGTGCTGGAGGTGCTGGAGGTAATACTTCTCCTAACGATCCTAGTGGTGCTGGAACAATAGGTGCAAATTCTTCAATATCAGGAACTGGAATTACTACAATTACATCTACTGGTGGTGGAGGTGGTTGTTCTTCTGGTGGTAGTGCTAATGGGTCAGCTACTTCAGGAGGTTCTGGAGGAGGTGCGAATGTTTCCAAAAATGTTGGTTCAGGAACAGCAAATCAAGGTTATGCTGGTGCAATATCAACAGCAACAGCCGGTGCTGGTGGAGGTGGAGGTGCTTCACAAACTCCAACTGCAAATAGTGGTAATAATAGTGGTAATGGTGGAAATGGTTTAGCTTCATCAATAACCGGTTCTTCAGTTACAAGAGGTGGTGGTGGTTCTGGTGGAAATTATGGTGGAACTCCAGGAACTGGTGGTACTGGAGGAGGTGGCAATAGTAGTACTGGAGCAGGTACAGCAGGAACAGCAAATACTGGAGGTGGAGGTGGGGCTGGTAGATCAAATATTGGAATTGCATATACTGGGGGTGCTGGTGGTTCTGGAGTTGTAATTCTTCGTATGCCAACAGCTAATTATTCAGGAACTACAACTGGTTCTCCAACAGTTACAACAGATGGTTCTGATAAAGTAATAGTATTTAACGCATCAGGAAGTATAACGGGATAATTTATGGCACACTTTGCAAAATTAGGAGTAGGAAATATAATTGAACAAGTAATAGTAGTTCATAATTCTGTACTTACAGATGGTAATGGAATTGAACAAGAACAATTAGGTTTAGATTTTATTAATAAACTTTATAATACAAGAGATGTTTGGAAACAAACTTCATACAATGGAACTTTTAGAAAAAATTATGCAGGAATAGGTTATAGTTACGACCAACAAAGAGATGCTTTTATAGCACCTAAACCTTTTAATTCTTGGATATTAAACGAAGTTACTTGTAGATGGGAAGCACCAATACCCTCTCCTTCTTCTTATAGAAATGAAGAAGATAAATTAGTCCAATTCAAATGGAATGAAAATATATTGAATTGGGAAGAATACATTTTATAACCAAATAAAAAATGGAGGGGCATCTGAAGGAACACAAAATAAACAAAAGCAATAATTTTATTAATGGTTGGTATATTGAATCATCTGTTTGTGATGATTTAATTAATTATTTTGAAAAATCAGATAGAAAAGAATTTGGCAAGTTTAGTGGAGAAGTAAATAAAGAAATAAAAAATTCTACTGATGTTGCATTAAACACAAATTTAATTGAACCTTGTGTTCAAAAATACTTAGAAGAATTAAAATTATTTATAAGCAAATACAATTCT